CCAGGTGCGCTATCGCACGGCGGTGGACGATCTGAGCAGTCCATAGCCTGTGAGCAGTGGTCTACCGCTGCATGGCTCGCTCACGGCCTGAACCTGATCCGATCCCACGCGATGGCGGCAGCTATCTGCTGGATCCTGGCACCGGCAAGTGGGTCAACCAGGAGATGCCGCCTGTGCCGGCGCCGGTGATCACTGAACCTGTCGAACTTCCGACCGATGCCACTGTTCACCCGTAAGCGGCTGCTGCTGGCAGCGGTCGAGTCCACCTACGGCACGGCGCCGACATTCGCCGAGACTGATGCACTGCTGGTGTCCAACCTGGACATCACGCCATTGGATGTCAACCTGCTCGATCGGGAGCTGGTGCTGCCGTTCTTCGGCAACCGAGAGAAGATCGTCGGCCAGCGGATGGCCAGCGTGACTTTCGACGTGGAGATTGCCGGCTCCGGCACTGCCGGCACTGCACCCCGCTGGGGCCGTTGCCTGCGGGCTTGCGGCTTTGGTGAAGCGGTCAGCGCTGGAGTGAGCGTCACCTACACGCCGGCTACGGACAACATCGTCGGCCTGTCACTCGACTTCAACGCCGATGGCAACCGCCACCTGATCACCGGCGCTCGCGGCACCGCCACCTTCAACCTGGCAGCCGGCGAGATTCCCAAGATCTCGTTTGAGATGATGGGCATCTACAACGCCGTCGCCAAGGGCACGCCGCTGGTGCCGACGTTCGCCAATCAGGCGGCGCCTGTGGTGGTCAACAGCCAGAACACCACGGGCGTCACGGCCTTCAGCTTCTCCGCCTGCATGGAGAGCTTCAGCCTGTCGCTGAACAACGAGACTCCATTCCGCCAGCTGGCCGGCTGCGCCACGAACATCCCGATCACCCAGCGGGCGCCGTCTGGTGAGATCAGCATCGAGGCGCCGCTGGCCGGCAGTAGCGCTGGCGAAAAGGACTTCTTCGCGCTGGTGTCCGCGCAGACCCTGGGCGCGATCGGCTGGCAGCACGGCCAGACCGCCGGCAACATCGTCACCTTTAACGCGCCGACCTGCAATCTGGACGGCCCGACCTATGGCGACAGTGACGGCATCATGATGCTCAACCTGCCGTTCATGCCGGTTCCCACCAGTGCCGGCAACGATGAGTTCACCCTGGTGCTGACCTGATGTCCTTCGTTCTCAAGCAGTCGGCCAGCTACACCTGGCCGGTTCCGCTGCTCATCCCGGTTGATGGTGGCCGCCGCGAAAAGCACAGCTTTGATGCTGAGTTCAAGCGGCTGCCGCAGTCACGCATCAACGAGATCATCAAGCTGGCTCGCGCCCTGGAGCTGGGCCGCGCTGATGACGAGATGCTCGACGACAAGACCGCCGCGCGGGAGATCCTGATCGGCTGGTCTGGTATCACCGACGACAACGCCAAGGACGTGCCCTTCAGCGAGTCCGCGCTGGATCAGCTGCTGGAGATCCCGACTGTTGCAGGCCAGATCATCAAGGCCTGGTTCAACAGCATGGATGTGGCGAAGCGGGGAAACTGATCGGCGCTGTCGATCACTGGTGGGGCGGTGATGGCGGCGCCAATGATGACCTGCTGGAAGATCTGAAGGCCTACGGTGCGGATGCCAGCTGCCTGCCAGAGAGCATCCGCAAGCCGAAGGAGTTTGAGGTGTGGCCTGAGCATGAAGATGCGGTGACCATGTTCCTGCAGTGCCAGACGCAATGGCGCACCAGCAGCAGCGGCGTCATCGGGCTGGACTATGGCGTGGTGCTGAAGATGATGGATCTTTACACTGTCAGTAACCGGCGCCAGGTCTTGGAGGATCTGCAGATCATGGAAGGCCGCGCCAGGGAACTGATCAACAAGGCAGCCGAGCCTAAGGAGCCGAAGCGGAGGAAGCGCTGATGGCGATGAACCTGGATGCTGTCCTGCGCATCGCGGCGAAGGTCGTCGGGCTGGAAGATCTTGGGGCGCTGCAGAAGGGGCTGGTGGGGGCTGAGAAAGCCGCCGGTGAGGCAAAGGCGGCATTCGCTGGCGTGGTCAACAGCGCCAGCTGGCAGGCAGCAGCAGCGGCGGCGGCAGGCTTTGGCGTGGCGATCGGCCTGAGCGCCAGGGCCGCCATGGACTTTGAGTCCAGCATGGCGGATGTGCGGAAGGTGGTGGATGGGCTGGAGAGCCCGAAGGCTTTTGCGGAGATGAAGGCGGAGATCCTGGACCTGTCGCGCCAGATGCCGATCACGGCCAAGGGCTTTGCCGAGATCTATGCCGCGGCCGGCCAGAGCGGCATCGCCAAGGCAGAACTGAAGGACTTTGCCGTGACCGTCGCGCAGGTGGCGGTGGCGTTCGACATGACGGCGCAGGAAGCCGGCCGATCGTTGGCGCAACTGAAGGTGGCGTTGGGTCTGACGACACCAGAGCTGCGCGACCTGGCGGATGCGATGAACTTCATCAGCAACAACACTGGCGCCACTGCGGCGAACCTGGTGGAGTTCATGAGTCGCGCTGCAGCTACCGGCAAGATCGCAGGCCTTACGGGTCAGCAGACGGCGGCGTTCGGCGCCGCGATGATCCAGACCGGCATCAATACTGAAGTTGCGGCCACCAGCTTCAACAACATGATCAAGGCCCTGAGCAAGGGTCCGAGCATGACGGATCGCCAGGTCAGCGCCCTGCAGCGGCTTGGCTACGCGATGGTCAACGCCAAGGACATTGAGCAGCAGCTGACCAGGGAAGCCGAGAGCGCAAGCCAGCGCCGGCTGGACATCGCCAGACGCCAGGGCGATGAAGTGGTGCGGGTGGCGGAGGAGCAGAGCCGCAAGCGGATCGAACTGGCCCGCGAAGAAACCGAGCAGCTGAGCCGTGAGATCAGCCGCCGGTATCGCAACCAGCTGCAGGCTTTGCAGGACGCCTGGGATGATCAATCCTCTGCTAGTGAGCAGGCGATCCAGGATCGCACCGCGGCGCAGGTGAAGGCTCTGGAGCGCGAACAGGACGCGCTGGTCAAGGCGGCACAGGAACGCGCACGGCTTACCGGCAGCAATGCTGACGCCGAGATCCAGCAGATCCGCGATGCCTACGACGCCAGAATTGACGCGATCCGTGACGCCAGCGACCGGGAGCTGACGTTGCTGCGCCGGGCTGATCGCGACCGCCAGCAGGTGGTGCGTGACCGGCTGCAGGACGAGCAGGACGCCGAGCAGAAGGCAGCCCAAGGGCGGCTGCAGGCTGTCGAGAGCGCCGAGACCGCCAGGCTCAAGGCGGTGAAGGATGGCGCCGATCAGCGCTTTAAAGCAATCGAAGCGGCCGAAAAAGCAGGACTGGAAGCCGCCAAGGCCAGTGCCGCGAAGACTGGCGAAGAGCTAGCCGCGGCATCGTCGCAGGGCTTCGCGGATCGCCTGCAGAAGGAAGGCGTAGGTGTGCTGACCGAAGTGCTCGGCAAGATCGCAGCACTGCCAAAGAGCCAGCAGGTCTCTGTGCTCTCCGACCTGTTCGGCGATGAAGCCCGCGGCCTGACTCCGCTGCTCGCCAACCTTGGCGAGCTGGAACGAATCCTGGGCCTGGCCCGCAACAAGGGTGAGTACACCGGCTCAGTGCTGCGCGAGTTTCAGGTCAGGTCAGAGACGGCCGCCAACAAGCTGCAGCTGTTTCAGAACAACCTGCAGGCGCTGCAGATCACGATCGGCGACACCGTGCTGCCGGCACTGGTCAGGCTGGCGGAAGTGTTCGGGCCGATCCTGAAGGGCGTCGCAGACTTTGCGGCATCCAATCCTGCGCTCACCACCGCCGCCGTCGCCATCGGTGGCCTGGCGTCCGCGCTGGTGATTGCGGCACCCGGCATCCTTGCCACCATCACACTCCTAGGCAAGCTCAAGCTGGCCATCGTCGGCCTGAATCTTGGCGGGCTCATCGCTGGCTGGCTGCCAGCCGTGATCGGAACCTTGGCGAAGCTCGGCGGCCTGTTCGTGATCTTCGCTCAAGGCATCACCTTGGCGCTCGGCACCGTCATCAGCTGGCTGGGCTCCACGTTCCTGCCGGCTGTGGTGACCTTCTTCTCTGGCCCTGTCGGCTGGACAGTGCTGGCGATCGCGGCCGTTGTGGCGATGGCCATCGCGTTCCGTGAGCCGCTGATGCAGTTCTTCTCCTGGGCGGGGCAGGCGTTTGGCAACTGGGTCAAGAGCCTCTGGCAGTGGGGTGAGCCGATCCGGCAGTTCTGGCTGGGGCTCTGGAATCAGCTGGTGCAGAACACTCAGACCAGCCTGAATGTCATCGGTGGCATCATCCGCTTTGCCGCTCAAACCTGGTGGGCAATCACCTATCAGCTGTTCATCCAACCTTGGATCAACGTCTGGAATCTGCTCAAGGGCCCGGTGATGGACCTGCTGCAGTGGATGGGTGGAGTACTGGCTGAGGCCTTTGCCAACCTGACGCAGCTCGCTTACACCATCTGGGTCAAGCCATGGGCGGACCTGTGGAACAACGTCCTGCGCGAGCCGGTAACTGGCACCCTGCAATGGCTCAGCGGCATCTGGAAGGGCCTGTCTGATACGTTCCGCAGGCTGGTGGTTCAGCCGATCGCCCAAGCATGGAATGCTGTCGTGCAGGCGCTGCCTGATGCGATGCAGGCCGCGGCTAACTTGGTCGGCAGGGTCTGGAATGGAGTGATCAACAGCATCCGTGGCGCCGTGCGCGGTCTGCTGCTGTTCATCGCCAATGCAGTGAACAGCGTGGTCAATGTCATCAACAACCTGGTTGACGGCTTCAACAATGTGGCCAGGGCCACTAATGCTCCACAGTTGCCACGCCTGAATCGCGTCACCGTTCCCGCCTTCGCTGAGGGCGGCTACGTCCGCCGTCCCACGCTGGGCCTGGTGGGTGAAGCCGGACCGGAGTACATCATCCCGCAGTCCAAGATGCAGGCGGCATCGGAGCGGTTCCTGGCAGGGCAGCGTGGCGCCAATGTGCTGCGGCCTTACAAGAACATCAAGCGCAATACCACCACGCCAGGCGCATCGCTGCCGCAGATCAACATCACCACCGGCCCAGTCTTGGAGTTCAACGGAGAGCGCTACGTTACGGTGCGCGATTTTGAGAAGGGAATGCGGATGACGGCCGAAGGCGTGATCGGCCGGCTGCGCACACCAGCCGCACGCATCGCGTTGGGGAGGTGATCAGTGGCACGCGCACAATCACAGTATCTGCGCATTTATGACATTGACACCGACGTGACGCTGCAGCGGTGGCAGAGCTACTACGCGAACGTGAGCGTTACGTTCGACAGCCAGGCCTGGGCGTTTGTGCCGTTCATCGCGGAAGGCTTCACCGAAGGCATC